GTAACCCATTCATAGCCCCACCTGGGGCGTGAGATATATTTAATGGGCCGTAGTCGTGCTGTTTTTTTAATAGGATTTCAGTTAGTTGTTTAGTAATTGTATCTACATCACTTGGGTTCTTCATCTAGTATCTCCTTAATACTGGTATCAAATTGTTCCATTGCTGCTGCTATCTGTATTTCATCTGTAAACTCTTTGCCTTCGCCTACACTGCTGGCGTATATAACTGTAGCCAATAGTGTAATCATACGCATTGAGCCTTCTGGGTCATCTTGTATTGTTAAATATATATCTCGTAATGCATTTAGTATATCTAGCCCTTGGCCATCTGATATGGCTAGGCCAACCATACGTCTGTTCTCTCCTACAAAATTCCAAAACTCTTCATCATTATCCCAAGCATTTTCTGATTCGCTCATCTATCCACTCCTTTCCTTCTTGTATTATGATACTGTTTACATCATGTCCTTCTGGCATTTGTAGTAAGTTAACATTAGGTAGTTCTCTACTTAACTTCTTACCAAACTCTAGTCCTGCATTGTCACCATCTGCTAATACAATTACTGTTTCAAAATCATCTAGTATCTTAGAATAAAATGGTTTCCAATTATTAACTCCTGGTATACCAATAGATGGATGGTTAGTCTTGGCTGATAAAACTACTGTATCTAGTTCACCTTCTGTTACACATATGTAATTACCTGCAGTTAAAACTGCCTGAGCGTTATACATTGTAGTCTTAGCCCCAGGTACACCCATATACTTAGGTTCATCTGGATGATTGTTGACACTTCTAAATCTAATATCAACAACACCTGATGGTGTTATATATGGAATTGCTAGCCTACTTTTGTAGGACTCATGTCCTGGTAATGGTTCTTTAACTATCCCTAGATGAAATTTCCTTGCCTCTTCTACCGAGAGATGTCGGGTTAAAAGATACTCTTCTGCTAGATGCAGATGCTTTGCGTACTCCTCCGTTGCTTGGTAAAGATATGTCCTCTGCGAATTTGAGAGCCTCACTGTAACTACCTCCTTGTCTGTATATAATTAAATCGTAAACATCGCCTTGCACTTCGCAACCAAAACATTTAAATCTATTCTCTTCATAATTAATTGCTGCTGATGCATGTTTGTCGCCATGATAAGGGCACTTCATCTTGCGCCAACCATGTCCCACGGCTGGTAGGGTGGCGCCTATATGTTCTAGGTAGGCAGCAATACTGTGCTTATCCATAACAACAATCCTATCATTTCTTGTTGAAAGTATGTTAATAAAACTAATAGTTCACTTATCATTTAGAATTTTTCTGATTAACTCTATCCATATTTTTGCTGGCATTGTAGCGTACCATTCTCCTACATCTCCTTTACCTATTCGTTTATGTATTACTGCACCTGTCCATGCATTATCGTTTTTGATTTCTACCTCTAGTTCTTTTACCCATGCTGATAGGTCTAAACGATAATGGTTCTTGACTTCTATTACTACACCGTTAACTCCTGCTATATCACCTTTGTCTAACTGAGAGCCTGCAATCCTACGCTCAGCGTAAGGGAACCATTTCTTTAACCATTTAACCACATCTGCTTCTGCTTTGGAACCCTTAGCCTTGCGTGGATTACTCATCCTAACTCCTGTTGTTGTAGGTAACGAATCATAACATCATCTAGATGCATAGACTCTGGATTAAATGAAAGAGTTACATAGTTGTTTCCTGTTTGGTCAGCCTTGCCATAACGATTCTTAACTGGGGCTACACACAAAAAGTTATCATCTCCCTGTTTCATCTGCCCAATAGTTAATACCATTGCTGGTATTTGGTTAACTAAACCTTGAACTGCTGACCGTGGCTGGCATGGATAGTTTTCAAATCCTTCCTTGGTATGGTGCAGAACTAAAACTGCAGCATTGGTATCCCTTGCCAAATACTTTAGTTCTTTCATTGCTGCACGCATACCTTGGAATTCTTCGTGTCCATCCATTGCTATGTCCATCAAGTTATCTACAACTATAAGTGTTGGGCTTCTGCCCCATACTGTTTCGAATGCAGATACTTCTTCATCTAAATCTTTAAGTGTAGGTGTAGATTCAAAAGACCAGAACAAATGATTGTTTAATAATAGTATTTCGTTTGCCTTGTCTGGGTCTTTCTTTAGTAAATTCTCAGCCATCTGCTGACTCATATTACCTGCCATTGCAATTAAACGCATAGCCATAGTATGAGCATTAGTATCTGCGCTGAAGTAAAGCGTTGGTAGTTTAGTTCTGGCTGCAATTGCTAGTGCAATTGAGGATTTACCTGCACCTGGAGTGCCTGCTATAACTGTTACCTCTGCTCTACGTAATATAATTCCTGCTCTTTCAAATGCCTGAAAGGCAGGGGGCAATGGTTCGCCCCCCACCTCGGCTTTTTTAATTGAGCGTCTAAGTGTTTTCACTTGACCTGGTCTGGAACGAATGTGTTCCATGCTGAATCAGTTGTCTTTAGATAAACATTTTTACATTTATCAAATGAACCTTTAGGTGCTGGGCAGAAATAACCACGATACATTGAACCATCTTTACCTGTTCCTTGTATTGCTGTCATCTTTCCATGTGGACAATTGCGTCCACCAAGCGTAGTAGTTGAATTATCTATTGGACTGATACTGGCGCCTAGTGCTGATGCAACTTGTCCTACTGTCATAGGTGTAGGTATTGTGCCACGAATTGCTTTTTCAAGTTCCATTGTGGCTGATGTAATTGCATCTAATCCTTGAGCAACTATGCTATCTAGTTCTGTTCCGTCACTTGCACGGACTGTTACTAAACTACCTGCTGCTGTCTTGATTGTGATGCTGATTGGTGCTTCTGTGTGAGACACTATTTGTTCTCCTGTTCGAACGGATAGGCTAGACCTTTTTGGTCTCGCCATTTTCTTACTTTCATAGCAAATTGTAAACCTTTAAGACCTTCTTTAATATCTATCCACATTAACTTACATGTGCCTGTTCCTGCAGGTAGATGGATAATGATTGCCTTGTCTTTGTTTACATTTCCCCATGTGCCACGGGTTGCCGTTGCACTATCATACGGCAAGCCGTTGGCGTATATAGCCAACTGTATTGCTATGTTATTAGGATGGTCTATTCGACCTGTCTTAATATCTGCAATAAATAACTCACCGTTATACTCAACAACTCTGTCTGGTGTGCCAGCAATCTTGTATTTATCTAACACACTAAACTGTTCTATGAATTTCTTGTTGAGAATCTTAGTTGTTTTTTCATAAGCAATAATATCTGGTGCCCATTGCGGTGGGACTATACCTAAGTCTTGACCTAAGTCTAATCGTTCAGCAAATGAATGTATGGCTGTTCCTATATTGGCTGCTTTGTTTGCACCTGCTACTTCCATAGCATCTTCAATCAAAGAGTTAACTGCCATCTTATCTTCTTGTGCTGCTGTAATTGATAGAAGTATATCTGGACGTGTAGTTAATCCAATTGCTGCCATCCGCATTTTCCAAGCGGTTAATGCTGAGGCATCATCTAATGAATTAGCAATTGTAGTTGCTCTGGTATAAGCAACTGGCTTACCACCTGATGGTGGAACTACTAGTGGTCTACCATATCTATCTCTATCTATCTCTACTCTTGCCATGTTCTCCTTTATGAGTCAGCCCTGAGAAAGGAGATAGCCGAAACCAGGGCTGCTCAAGATTAGTATATCACATCAGGCTTCAGGATAACACGACTCTACAGTAAGGTCGTCTACCCATACATCGCCATCAACTGTCAGGTTAATTTCAAATGCATCTTCAATAATCTCTCTGGCTGCATCTGCATTAGGTGCTTCTATACCTGTAACTGTGGCTGTGATACTTACTGTTGCTGACCATGACTTAGTTAGTTCATCAATGCCTATATCTTTTAGTAGTTGATTGACATCATCTACTTCGGCTACGATTTCTGGATGGTCTGTTTCATATCTAGATTGAAAGAACTCTCTTACATCATACTTAAGGCTAAGCATTTTGCGCTCTAGTTCTTTTATTTCTATTTTATATGCTTCGTCTTTATTAATAGTATTTACTAAAGAGTCGTGCGTAAATACGTAATTGTTACCATTTACTTCAATAGATACTGTTGGTTCAGCACCATCTACTTCTACATATCTCATTCTATCTCCCATTCTTGTACTAACCACGCATCAAGGTGGTGTCCTTCCACAATGGCGTGGGCAGGCGCAGTTTTCTGACCACGCCAAAATACACCTTCTGGTAGTTCTATTGGTCTATTATAGTTTTCATCATTACATGCTTCAATAGCATGCAAACAAGGTTGTACCATTGTTAATGGTACTGGTGGGTAATGATTATTTCGCAGATGCATTGCTATCTGTTGGTCTAGCGGTATAGTTGATAACGCTAAATCTTGTGCAAAATTACTACCCATTATTTAACCTTAATAGATGTTTGTATAGGGCTTGCGCCTTCAAGTGCATCACATTCTTTACACCAATAACCATATAGGCCATTGGCAAAAAGTGATTCTGATACTACTCGTTTTTCTTTTCTACATACATTACACTCTTTGATTGCAGATATTATACTCATTATGATACCAACAATTCAAGTGCTCTAGATTTGATGTTGTCATTACGACCAGCCATTGTGCTAACTGCAAGGTTCTTGCCTTTAGCATTGTAGTCAGCCCACTCTACAATTGCATGCCACATACCAAACTCTGTGTTCTGTATGTTTTCTTGTGTAGGTGAGGCTGTATATATATCAAACACTTTTGCTCTGGCTGAGACTGCGTTTGTATACTGTCTTTTCTCTGGCTTAGATAGCATTTCGTATGGCACTTCTTCTATCTTAGAAGGTAATGGAAATACTTTCTTAAAGTAATTTTTGGCATGCTCGTGGCTAGCCTTTTTATCTAGTAAATAGTTAGCCAAATCTGTATAGTCATTAGCCATATCATATGTTAGTTGTATGATGTTGGCTATTTCTGATACTGATAGCATTGCATTACTTGTATGATTCAAACTGTAAGTATATTTGTTTTTGTTCTTGTATATTTTATTAACTTGATTCATACAAAATAGCCGTTCAATTACTGGTTTAATTAGAACTGAACTGCTGCCGTCATGACTAGTTCTGGCTAACAAGAAGGCTGAGTGTGGGTCATTTGCAATGGTCATTTCCAATGGTGTTTCCATTAGCATCCATACCTTTGCACCACCATCATACTCACCTGCTGCTGCATATCTAAGACCACTAGAATCAATTAGGTTATCTAATGCTCCAAAGATTTCTGCATTCTGAAATACTTTGTAGCGACTACCTACTACACCAATGGCTGTTGTTTCACCGAAAGGTGTGGTCTTTATGACTGCTTTCTTATCTGCTACTGGTATGCGATTAACTGTATCGCTACCTGGTATCTGATAGTTAGCCTCGATATCATGTAATGATACTGACCAATCTAGTCCTGCTTGACTGGCTACTTCACTGGCTGATGTAGCCTCTACTGCTACACCTGCTTTGTGCCAGGCTGCTGTTCTAGTTTTACCATGTATAACTTCTTTAGTTGCTGTCATTTTTTATCTCCTCTGCATCTATAGCATAGATTATATCTATAACTTTTGAATGTAATTGTTGAGCCATCATTGCAAACTCTTCTGGTGCCCAATTTGCATCGAATACTCTGCGTAATAATTTTGCTAATGGATAATCTGGTTGAGTATTTAATACATCAACTAACATTGAATTAGCATTAAGTATTTGGTTAGTCTGATACAAATAGCCAGCAAAGATTGTGGCTAATGGGATTGCTTTATCTTTAACAATAACATTACCAAGTAATGATATGTATTGACCTACATAATCAATGTCTTTTTCTAGGTGTAAACCCATAATAAAATCACGGATTTGTAGGTTCTCGTTAGTAGCAATGGCTACCTCTGCTATGTGTGTAGCCGTAGGTGTAATTCCATCTGCTACATTATCAACTGCTTTACGTATGTCCTCAACAATACGGACATTTGTATCACGGTCAAATGGATTGTATGTTCCTTCTTGCTTAGTTAACTCATGCTTTACTTCATCACGAAGTGCATCTAAGTTATCCATGTCTATCATTTTATCTCCTTTGTTTTGAGGGCGCTTCGCCCCTGTTGGCGGCGCCCGATACTATAGATACTGGGCTATTGAATTGTATGTAGATGTAGATACTAATTCATCATCAGTAAGTTTAAGAATACGAAGTGCATTCTCAATCTCATCAACTGTATCATTGTATGTATGTGCACTTATAACTTCGTATGCACGTTCAGGTTCTTTGGGAAAATCTTTTTCATCAATGGTAACATCAAAATCTACATTGAGTGTTTTATTCCAAGAACGATAGTTAGTGCGTAAGTTATTTGCTTCTTTAATTTTATTAACTGCTAACTTAGCAACTTTGTTTTTCCATTGTTCATATGATTGTTGATACTTGGCTTCAAGTTCATCTTGAGCCTTGTACTCAGCCTTGATTACTGCGAGTCTGCTTTCCAATGCTTTGATAACCTTTGTTGTAGGTATCTTTACATTAATTGTCCTGCCATTTCCTCTTGCCATATATCTCCTTTGTTAGTTAGTTGATGAGCAGTTTTATTAACCGTCATGCTCAGGACGAAACGGGAGTTTGGTTTAAAGTCCTTACCCTTCTAATGGACTAATCTACGATTACGCTGGCTAGGCCTGCATCTCTCGTAGAAATCTAGTACCATCCTTTAGCACGCCAATGCGCCCATGCTTTTGATGGTTTCTCGTAGCGATGCTGGATATACTCCAGCCCCCGCTCAATCTGAAGCGGGGCTGGGGTTTGTGGTTTAGTGTTAAGCATTTGGGCTATGCCATATGCACTAGACTCAGGGTTATCTGCATGTTGTTGCCAGGCTGATTCTTTACCCCAAAGTTTTACTAGTGCTCTGTATTCAGACTTGTTCCAATGTGGGTACTCCCATTTCATTAATGCCTTGGCGTATGACTTTGCCATGGCTGGTGTCCATAGAGATGTATTTATGCAATTGGCTTGTATTTGTGTGGCTACTGCTGCTGCGTGTGCTGGATTGGGTAAGAATGGTGTTGAGAATAGCGTTAGTAGCCAACTGAAATATCCTGCTAATAATCTTTTCATCTAATAATCCTCCATGTGATATAGCCAAAGAGTATGAGGAATGTCCAGGTTTGTGATGGCGTGAGGTATGAACTTGCAATGAACTGTTCAATCATTTCACCCTAACAATCTCTTGACTGTGCTTTATACCTTTATCAAACTCTAGCACATACCATTCGTCTGGGTCATCAAGGGCTTCATCACCTGCTGTGTCTACATTTACGTGTGTAGTTCTACGCCTAACTTTGGCCATAATCCACACGGTGTGCTCCCATACTGGGGTATCTTCTTCAAGCATTAGGGTTCCACTCCAACTTCTTTCGTTCCTCGTCTATTGCATCTTGTATTAGGTCTAGTAATACGCAGTATTTTTCTGGCTCATCGAATAGTGGCTGCATAAATGCCCGTGCATATTCAGCCTGAAGTATAGCCATCCTATGCATTGGATTCCTCTTCGTTCTTGAGGATGTCGTTAATTGTTGGCTCTGGGGCTGACCAGAGTTTGCGTGGGGTGTTAGCAATTAACTCATCGTATACATCTAATAGGTCTAGCATTGCGTAGGCAAATGCTTCTTTGATTTGAAGCAGTTCTTCTTTTGTTTTTGTCATTGGTTACCTTTGCATCTTGCGTCTAGTTGAAGCGGCACTACTCATGCGCTGAATGATTTCGTTCTGTGTCTTGATTATATAGATACAATAGCCAACTGTAAAGATACTGGCTAGTAGGGCTATCATAATTGCTATCATTGTTCCTGTGTCTAGATACATGTTGAGTTCTCCTTTAACATTTTATTAATAGGACTTTCTGGACAATCTGTTATGTGTGCAATTTGTTGTATAATATTATATAGTTTTTGATTACATTCTTTACATACTTTTGTTGTGCACATACATACTCCTGTTCGACTCGTAGTTATCCACTGAACCTACTTTGCGGTTCCATAAAATAAAAAAAATTTGTGGTGGCAAGGTGAGGCACCAACCCCACCTTGCCTGTTGCTTAATGTTCTAAGCAACCCATGTATTTATTGATTTGGTAATGGCATGTGCTACAAATAGTAGCCCATGATGGTAGAGCAAGATAAGCATTTAGTTCATCTGGCTCAAACATAGGGAAGACATGTTTGCCTAGGAATAACCAACTGGGAAGACGATTGGTTATATCGTATACACCTTCTAGGTATTCGCCATCACGGTTAGTCCATTGATGGCCGAACCCTTTCTCATCAGGTATATTTATAGATAGAGCAGGTTCTGATTCTTGCTCACATCTATTAATCTCATGAAGGTTTAGTGCTGATTCGCAACTAGAACCTTCTTGTTCTAGATTACATTCTACGCAATACTCCTCATGAGAATCCAACTTAGTGGCTGGGTTCTCATGGGAGCATGAGAAAGACTGCGTAGAAGATGACAAAGCAAATGATGTCATCTGTTGGGTTGTTAGGCCAGAACGATATCTGTGATTACTAGGTTGTCATACCAAGTGTTAGGCTTTTTGCCAGCCTTGGTTTCCATATAACCACGGATGTTAACCACTGCGTCTTCAGTATCCACAAGATTTTTGCGGATGAACTCAAGGTGGTCAGGGTTAGCAGTAGTGACGATGCGGGAAGCAACAAAGACGGATTGGTAGGAACCGTCAGGTTGAGCAACTGCGCGGGTATCAAGGATACCAAGGTTGAAACGGGATTTATTATCCCAAACCTTGTTAACCTTAACATTCTCAAACGAGAATGAGTTCATGGTGCTATCTCCTTTACACTAGGGGACTTTTCCCCCAGCACTCGGCGCAGGGGAAAATCCCATGCGGTTTCTAGTAATTTACTAAAAACAAATCCCACATTACATGGCTGTCAAGCCCAGGCTTTATCTGGGCTTTACTGCCATGTCAGAAGACAAACTAAATTTATCTGAGGCGCCAGATTATTTGAAGCAAGGGCCGAAGACTGCTTTCCGTTCAGCACGCTTCTATACTGTATAGTAGGTAGTAGCAATAGGCTATGGGTCAACTATCTTGACCCCAGACTGATTAATACTGTGCTGAGCAGGTATATGTATCTACCAAAAAGATTTTCCCGTACAGTGTTCATCCTATGCTACTGTAGTAGTTTGTCCTATTTTGTACTATTTTTGGGCAGGCTGTAAAAATATTTCTGGCCAAAAGCGTCCGTTTTGGCCTGTTGGACAGGTTAATACTATATAGAGACTGTTTATTTTTTACAGTAGCAAGTTCTTCAGGAACTTGCGTTACAGACTGTATCTACTACCTGTTACTAACTGACTGTAACAGAATGAAAACGGGACAGGACTAATGACTTTTAACAAGGGTACTACTAACCCAAAAACCATTGCGATGGCAGAGGCAAAGGCCAAAGTTTTGGCCCTTGTGGCCGAAGGCCACTCTGTCCACAAAGCAATGGAGTTATGTAACAAGAAACCCGACACCGTAAGAATCTGGTGTCTTAGGGATAAAAAGTTTGCTGCCGACCTAGCCGAGGCTAAGGAGACCGCAAAGGATGCCTCCCTTGCATCCCTAGGTATCCCAAAAGAAGAAATAGATTTCCCAAGATTCTCTGAGATATTTCTGCAACAGAGGGTATTCCCTCATCATCAAGATTGGATTGACCTACTAGAGGATAGAGAGCCTTCATGGCTCCATCCTAGTATGGTTTACGAGAAAGGTGACCCAGCCCGTCTCTTGGTAAATGTGCCACCTGAGCACGCCAAGAGCACAGTCATCACCGTAAACTATTCCACATATCGTATCGCCCTCAATCCTAATATCCGCATCATAGTGGTTTCTAAAACGTTAATCAAAGCACGTGAGTTCGTGTACGCAATCAAGCAGAGACTCTCCCATCCAAGATGGTTAAAAATGCAAACTACATTTGGACCTGAAGGGGGGTGGAAAGAAGACTCAGATACTTGGCGAGTTGATACCGTTTACCTTGGGGGCGATGCCCGTAACTCATCTGAGAAAGACCCTACCATCCAAGCACTTGGTATGGGTGGACAGATTTACGGTGCCCGTGCTGACCTCATCATTTTAGATGACTGCATAACTACAGCAAACGCACATGAGTTTGATAAACAGATTAACTGGTTACAAAAAGAAGTTATTACTCGTTTGGGTAAAAACGGTAAGTTATTAATCGTAGGGACACGAATTGCACCACAAGACTTCTATAAAGAAATCCGAGAAACCAAATATTGGTCTGGGGGTAAAAGCCCTTTTACTTATATGGGTATGCCTGCTGTTTTGGAGTATTCGGAAAAGCCTGAAGAGTGGCAAACGCTCTGGCCTAAATCGGACTCTCCGTGGGATGGGGATTCTGAGATTCCTGACGAAGAAGGACTTTTCCCAAAGTGGGACGGCAAAGCCTTATTCAGAAGACGTAGTGAAGTAACACCATCAACATGGGCGTTGGTTTACCAACAAGAAGATGTTCAAGAAGATTCTATATTTCCACCAGCAATAGTGCAGGGTTGTATCAATGGTCAACGCAAACGTGGCCCGCTGAAAGCGGGAGCCGTAGGCCATCCCTCGCACATTGAGGGGTATACGATAATAGGGTTTGACCCCGCAATGGGCGGGAATGCTGCGTTTGTGGTGACCACATATAACAGATATGATGGCAAGATATATGTTCTTGACTGCATCAATATGTCAGAACCTACACCACAAAAGATTCAAGACATTATTGAGCATCTGGTTGATAAGTACAGACCACAGGAATTACGAGTAGAGATTAACGCTCACCAGAAAGCCTATGCGCTAGATGATGATTTAAGAAACTGGCTTGCTTCGTATGGGTGCCGTTTAGAATCTCACTTTACTAATAAAAACAAATGGGATACTAACTTTGGTGTAGCAGGTATGTCTATGCTAATGGGTACCTTGAGAGAAGATAAATTCCAAAAGAACAACATAATAGAGTTTCCCTCTACAGAACACTCAGAGGGTATGAAGGCTTTAATCCAACAGTTAATAACTTGGAAGCCTAATACTCGTGGTAAAACTGACTGCGTTATGGCTTTATGGTTTACCGTGCTCAGGGCAAGGGAATTTATGCAACAATCCAGTGGCATACAAAGATATGCAAAAAACCGCTGGGCAACCAGAGCACAAAAAGAAAAAAGATATTCAGTTAATTTAGACGAAGCCTTTGCAGAGCAATGGCAAGAAATATACGGATAAGGACAAATATGCCAAACCCAATTAAAGCAGTCAAGACTGTTAAAAGTATCACTAAAGGTAAGGAAAAAGTAAAACGACAATTTGGACCAATTGATAATATCCTAGAAGTGCATAATGCAAAATCAACTTATAAAAATAATAAATTTTATAAGTTAAAGACTGTAATTGAGGATAATAAAGGAGTAAGAAAAAACGTTTATGAAAATAAACCTATTTTAGGTGATAGAGGTAAACCTCTTAAGATAAAACCTAGAAAACTTATTAAAACAGCAAAACGGACAATGCCAACAAACAAACAAAGACTAGAGATGTGGTCTTCTCATCACCAAAAAAGTACTAATAAAGTGCCAATAAAAAGACGAGGTAAATAATGGCTACCTATAAAAAAATAAATCTTGGTCCTACCAAAAAATCTAAACCATCTGGCAATGTTAAGTTTATTAAAGATTATGTCTTTGACCCAACCAACAAAGCAGATTATGCATGGTTAGCAGCAGGTGGACCAATAGGCCGTGCCGTTGGTGGTATCACTAAAAAGGGTGCAAAGTTTGTAAGCAAAGTTTATAGAAACATGGGTAGATAATGGCTATATCAAAGATTGCAAGCATCATTGCTAAAAAGCGTGCTGCAGATATTGCTAAGAAAAAAGTAGCAAAGGTATCTGCTAAAGAAGCCAGCGAAGTTGCTCGTGAAGCACGTAGGCCTATTGGTAGCACAAGTCGTACAAGACGTGTTGGTGCAGGTTTTGAAGTTGAAAATACTTTAACTGCTTTTAAACGTTCTGGCGGAACTATTCCAACTAGACCAAGTAAAAGTGTATCTAAAAAAATTACTGTTAAAAAAATTACACCACCACCTGGTAAGTATAGTATTTATCAAGAAAGAATTAAGAAAGCCGTTAGAGAAGGAACTGGCGTTCCTGCAAATAAACCTAAAAAATATACTGGACCAATTAATCCACCTGGACCTAAAAATCGTCCATCAGGTTTAAAGTTTACTTCTAAAATAGATGAGCGTGAACCACGCCCAAGACCTTTGTCAAAGTTAGAAACTAAAATTTTACGTGAAGTTGGAAAACGTGATTATTACGAAGGTGGAGTAAATCCACTTGCTTTTAAGGTACAACAACAAGAAGCAGACCGAAGAGTTAAAAAAGCCTTACAAGAAATTAAAGCAGCAGAAAAGAAAGTTAAACAAGTAGAAAAAAGAAATAGACGGGGCAGATAATGGCTAATATTAAAAAAGTAGGTAAGGCTGTTAAAAAATTAACAAACAAACAAAAGACTTATCAAATTCGTGGTGCTGAGGCTAAGAGAGAAAAAGAACTAGAAGCCCGTGGTGGTAGACCATCTCCAGAGTTTTTAGCAAAGTTAAGAGAAAAAACATTTAAAGAGATTGAAAGAAAAACTGGAAAGCCAATAGATAGAAGTAAGTATCTTAAGAAAGGCAAATAATTGTTATCAATAAGCCAAATTGCAGCAAGGGTAGATTCTCTTAAAGACCGTGCTGCCGATAGAGATGCAAGAGCGCAAGATGTACTTGCTGTCCGTAAAGGTAAAATTGCATCTGTATATCCAGAGTTCTTTCCAGAAGGTGTAGATGCAAATGTCGTTGCAAATTTTATTGACATTGTTGCTCGAGACTTGTCAGAAGTTATGGCCCCGCTTCCAGCAGTTAACTGCTCGGCGGCTAATCAGGTTAGTGACCGTGCTCGTTCTTTTGCCGATAAGCGTACTCGCATTGCTGCTAACTATTTTGCTCATTCAGATTTACAAGTGCAGATGTACATAGGTGCAGACCATTACATCACATTCGGTTTCGTCCCTTTCATTATTGAATTAGACGAAGAAGCAGGGCTGCCACGTATCAGAGTAGAAAGTCCAATTGGGGCTTACCCAGAGTTTGACCGCTACGGACGTTGCATTGCCTTCGCTAAAAGATATGAACTATCAATCGCTGAGTTAGTATCACAGTTCCCAGAATATGAAATGCAATTACTGGGACCAGATGGTTATCAACAAAACTTAATGGCTAGAGTTGACTTTGTTCGTTATTACGACAAAGACCAATCTGTTATTTATGTTCCTAGCCGTAGCAATCTAGTTCTTTCACAAGCAATTAATCCGCTTGGAAAGATGATGGTTGTTGTTGCTAAAAGACCAAGCGTTGATGGTGAGATGCGTGGACAGTTTGATGATGTTCTAGGTATTCAACTGC